GATGCAATGGACGGTAAGTCTGTAGCTGATATGTCACGGGCAAAGCAAATGAAGTCCTTGTTCCGTATGATCACTCCTCACTTGAACCTGAAAGACATTCCTCTTGTTGCCGTTAACCATACGTACAAAGAGATTGGCTTGTATCCTAAAGATATCGTTTCTGGTGGTACAGGTGCTTACTATTCTGCTGACGCTATCTGGATTATCGGTCGTCAGCAAGAGAAGGCAGGCACTGAGATTATGGGTTACCACTTAATCATTAACATCGAGAAGTCTCGCCATATTCGTGAGAAGTCCAAGATTCCAGTTACTGTCACATTCGAAGGCGGTATCTCTAAATGGTCTGGCTTGATGGAAGTGGCAGAACAAGGCGGTTACACCACTAAGCCTAACCTTGGCTGGTATGAAGGTGTTAACCCTAAGACTGGTGAAATCCTGACTACTAACAAGATAAGAGCTAAAGAAGTCCTTGAGAGTTCTGAGTTCTGGTTGATGATGTTTGAGAAAACCGATCTTGCATCCTCCATCAAATCGTGTTATACTATGGCATCAGGTCAGATGTTTACTGACCAATCCAATCTTAACGTACAGGAAAATGATTTAGATGATTGAATCCACCGTTCTTGCAGGTCTACTGCATAACGAAAATTACATGCGTAGGGTTATTCCCTTTCTTAGCGAGGAGTACTTCGGTGACTTCGCTGAGAAAACGCTGTATAAAACAGTTGCTAGTTATATTGAGACGTACAACGGTGTTCCTACAAAGGACTTACTGAAGCTCGTCATTGGAGAGAAGACCACCCTTAACGACGACCAATACAAGGCTATCGTTACGCTAATCGACTCATTGAAATATGATGATAAAACGGATATGGAATGGCTTGTCGATACAACAGAGAAATTCTGTCAAGACAAGGCAATCTATAATGCCGTTCGTGAATCCATTCTTGTGCTAGATGGTCACCATAAGACATTAGATAAGGGTTCCATTCCTGATCTATTGTCTAAGGCTCTTGGTGTGTCGTTTGACCAGAGTATCGGACATGACTTCCTTGAAGATACTGAAGCACGATTCCAGTTCTATCACACTAAAGAAGACAAGGTGCCATTCGACCTAGAGCTATTCAATAAGATTACCAAGGGTGGCTTATCTCGTAAGTCACTATCTATTGCTCTTGCAGGCACTGGCATTGGTAAGACTTTGTTCATGACCCATTGTGCAGCCTCTAACCTTATGAATGGTAAGAACGTGCTGTATATTACTATGGAAATGGCAGAAAAGAAGATTTCAGAGCGTATTGATGCCAACTTACTGAACACTACCGTTGACTCTCTATCCGAGATGCCAAAGGATGTTTATGAGAAACGTATTGCCCGAGTAAAGGCAAAGACGACTGGTAAGCTAATCGTGAAAGAGTTTCCTACTGCTAGCGCTGGGTCTGCTCACTTCAGGCACCTACTGAATGAGTTGAAGCTAAAGAAGAACTTTATGCCAGATATCGTCTTTATCGATTACCTGAATATCTTTACTAGTTCTAGGATGAAAGCTGGCGGTAATGTGAACTCTTACACTCTTATCAAGGCAATTGCCGAAGAGTTGCGTGTTCTAGCCGTAGAGTTCAACGTTCCAGTTCTCAGTGCTACCCAAACGACTCGTACAGGCTATAGTAGTTCTGACTTGAACCTGGAAGATACCTCGGAATCTTTTGGTTTGCCAGCTACTGCCGACTTTATGTTTGGTTTGATATCTACTGAAGAACTTGAAGGTCTAGGTCAGTTGATGGTAAAGCAGTTAAAGAACCGTTAGGGTGATACCAATACCCTCAAACGTTTCGTTATCGGTATTGATCGGTCAAAGATGAAGCTTTATGATGCCGAAGACTCTGCCCAATATTTGGTCAGTGACTCAAAGGCCTCTGCTAACAAAAGTTCATACGTAGATAGGACTGAGCCAACTTATGCGAGTGATGATAACATCATATCGTATCGGTCAAAGCAAAATAAAAAGCCCAACTTCGGTGGACTAAAATAGAAACTCGGCACCCACATAGAGTAAAAGGCAACGAAAGCTGCCTTTTACATGTTTGCGTGACTGGGAGGAACCCCAGCTGCATCTAATAATGCTTCCCCAGTTATTCCTGCTGTGAGTTGTTTTCTAACGTTTACACTTGCCTCTTGTTATTACACATTTACACGCACCCAATATTTATTTATATAAATCAGGTTTTCGCTTGACAACTTCTTCGGAATGATGTATACTGTATTTCTGTGCATAAACTACATGGAGTTACATTATGGAAAATAATCGATTGGAAAATTTGGTTAGTGAGGCGTTGCAGGAGGCTCGTATTCTTGAGTGCGCCTACGATGTTTATAGTGAGGACAACGTGAAGCAAACAGCGGTGCGTCTTTCCGGCGCTTCCTTTTGTCAACCTAGTCTATAGTCAATGGAATAGGAGCGCATTTGCATGACTATGTACATGATCAAAGGTGTGTACGCACCCGCAAGCAAGCCAAAAAAGGTTGACCTTGCTCAGATGGAGAAAGACTGGAGACAGCATAGCAAGGACATGCGAAAGCAGAATATGCCATGCCTTCAGTTCAATACTCTGCAAGACTGCATTGCATTCTGAACCGGTAAGGTGAAGTCCAAGAAGAAAGCATTCGAGGCATACGTGCCAGAGAAGACTAGGCTACGGGACGAAACGTATTACCCAAGTCATACATCGCCTAATGACTCAAGTGCCGGCCTTTAGAAAGAGAAGCCTGTCTATTCGGGTGACTACATGATTGGCATTGCAACGATGCATAAATCCAACCTCGTGCCAGTTGGACGTGGAGATAATCCTAAAGACTATGCCACGATGAGACGTAGTTGACTTACGTATAAATATGTAGATATAACTATTGGGTATCTACATGACAAAGACAAATGAAGCATTTCAGAAGATAGCCGACAACCTGAATTCTATGATTAAGTCAAAGAATTATCAGGTTGCTCCTACGTATCCTAAAGGCACGACTGGCTCAAATGATAAACGCTATCGTGAGTATAGACTCCAGCTTATCAATAAAGAGAAAGATATCAGTGTGGCAGTCATTGAGCATTTAGGCAATCAGCTAAAAAAGGACTCAAACATTAAGCTCCTGAAGTTTAATGATATTTCGCCTAACAGTTCCAAATTTCCTAGTTACTCATTCACGTTCAATGACCAGATGTATGACATCATCATTGCCCGTGGCGCAAACTCGGGCGAAAAGTTCGAGATTCGAACGGTAAAAAATCTAGACCAGTTTTTTAAGATACGGCAAGACAGTGAGATGTCAAGTCTCATCAACTAGATGAATGAGGCGCATACGCCATTCGCAAATTCAGAAATCGTTTCAGTGAAGCAAAGGGTTGGTTCAACAAGAAAAGAGGGCATACCCATTGAAAAGTTAGGCGCTATCATTGGCGATATTGAACTAAAGGATAGTAACGACGAGAAATGGTATATATCACTCAAAGACGTTAAAGGCAATACATTCAGTGCTTATTCAGGCGCTGCCTCTCATTCAATAAAGATTGTACGCTACAGCCGAACTCTGCTGGCGCTGATTTATTGAATTCGTTTGGGGTTGACCTGAACAAGGTTCAAGCTTGATTCGATGAGCGTGGCAATATAAATAAGCTTAGACCTAAGATACCATTTAAGAAGGCAAACCAAGCTGAGATTGAAAAGATATTCAATAGGGCATGGGGCATGAATTATTTCTACGTGCGACGATTAGTCAGTGGGTGGAAAGTATTCTGGTTAGGTAAAGAGAAGATGAATAAGCAATGTCGTGGAATAAAGGTCGACGCTATACGCTACCCGAATAAAGATTCGAAACAAATTAGTATTCTATGCAGTAACAGTTTTGAGGATTACCTCATTGAGATTAGAAACTCTAGTCGAGGAGAGTATCCAAATGATACGAAATTTAAGGTAAAAAATTAATGGAACGTTTAAGTACATACCTGATTGAAGAGATGTCCACATGGAGCATCTTGAGGACAATATGCTTAATGCAGGAGTCGAAGGCGCAAGGCAGTCTATCAATTATGTGCATTGCGTGATATGCTAGCAGGCAAGACTGTCTCTAAGGTTAACGTCACAGTCAAATGGGATGGTGAACCAGCAGTATTCGCAGGCATCGATCCATCTGATGGTAAGTTCTTTGTGGCAAAGAAGGGTATCTTCAACAAGAACCCAATGGTCTATAAATCAGATAAAGACATTGATGATGATATCGCTAAGGGCGATCTGAATACAAAAATGAAATTGGCACTGAAACATTTGCCATCTTTGAACATTACAGGAGTGATACAGGGTGATTTCTTATATGCGAAAAAGGATCTCGGCAAAGTTACTATCGATGGAGAACCGTATATTACTTTCCATCCTAATACCATTGTTTATGCGATACCAGCAAAAAGCCAGCTTGCTTCACAAATCATCGGATCCCAGATCGGTGTGGTTTGGCACACTAACTACAGAGGTAAATCTTTTGAATCAATGTCAGCAAGTTTTGGAGAGGAGATTGCAAGTGGTCTCAAAAAGTCGAAATCGGTCTAGTAGACGCTGTTTACAAAGACGTTTCTGGTACTGCCAACATGACAGAAGATGAGACTGCCGAAGTAACTGCGGTTCTATCTCAAGCATGTAAACTCTATCGATAAGTCTACCTTTGACGGCATTACAGAGAATGAAGAGTTGTTAACCCGAGTTAAGACTTACGTCAATACTAAAGTACGTGCAGGCGAAAGAATCACAGATCCTTCAGCATTCGTA